CGCCGGAGTCCCAAGTTGAGCAGCTCGCTGAACTTGACGTGCCCTCTCCCTGTCAGCTAAAGCTCTAGTAACAGGTTCTTGGGCTTGTGTATAAACACGCTGAGCAGTGCCACGCGGGGCAACTACATCCAAGATTGCTTTACCTGCAGGATTCCCACTCTGCTGCAGAGTAACGCCAACTGATCTGGCTGCGTCTAAAAGTTGTTGGCCTTGAACACCGCCAGCGCGAATCTGTTGCTTCAGAGCTTCAACAGCACCAGGACCAGCCTGTTGAGCCGCTTTCAGTAGGTTTCTTAAGACAGACATCTACAAGACCAGACCTAAGACCATATTAGCTTCTATCGCCAATTAGTTGCAAAATAAATTCTATCTGCACGAGACATCGTAGGAGCGCCAGGTAAAGCCTGAACATAAGATGCACCGCTACGTTCAAACCGATAGCGATTCACCATCGGATTCTTGTAGTTAGCTACATACAACATTTGAGCTAAACGATCAGTCTCAAAGATATAGTTTTCTCTCCAGATTTTTGCAGTCTCCTGTTTATCCTGAACGCTAATTGTACGGCTCACGTCACCCAGAATAATTTCCTGGCGACTGGTGCCGCGCCCCCCAGCAAGCTCGGAAATACGCTCAGCCTCTTCGCAGCGTTCGATTTGCTGAACGATCTTGTCAAAATAGTACTGGCTTGGGATGCTCGTGCAAGCCAACTCAAGACGAGCGTAGTCACCAGCAGGAACTGTCGCCACGTTATACCCAAGGTGATACGTAACCCGACTGAAGTTAAAATCGTCTAATTTATAACCAAATACCTGACCGGGATTTCGGCCAATCTGGTTTAACGCAGCATATACAATCTCGCGCTTAGTCCTATCGGTAGTCGTAGGCTGAGTTACGACCCCCTGTTGAGCTAGATAGCTGTAGATCTGCTCTAGTTGTTGAACCGTTAAGTCAGCCACGGTCTCTCCTTTTAACTAAGTCTACTCAACGCCAGGAGTTGAAAAAGTACAGATCGTCAAACCGGGCAGGATCAACAGGCCCCGGAAGACTTTGAATGAAATCACCCTCCGTGGCAATGAAACGTGATTCAGCGATAACTGGATCTTTATAGTTTACAACGTGCAAGATCGCGGACAACCTGTCGCACTCGTACAGGTAGTTTTCCCTCCACGTCCGCATGATCTTGCGGTTGTCCTGAATCGTAATCGTACGATTTAGCACCTCATCACCTTGGCCCAAGATAATTTCCTGTTGGCTTGCGGCCCGGTTGGACGCCAACTCTGTGTAAATCTCAGCGGTCTCGCAGCGCTGTATCTGATTTATAGTTTTAGAGTAATAAAAGTCACTAGGTATATTGTTACAAGCTTCTATAAGCCGAGCATAATCAGCAGGGCTTACAGCAGAGATATTGTAATTTAAGTGATAACAAACGCGCTCAAAATTGTAGTCATCAAGCGCAGAAACCTTTAGCTGCGGTGTTCCCCGAAACAGGGAGTTAACCGCAGCATATACAGTGTCTAAACGGGCCGAGTCTGTAAAACTGCCGTCAAAGATGACGCCTTGCTCGCGCAAGTAGCGTTCAATCTGCGCAAGTTCTTCAGCTAAGAGTTGCGCCACGGGGCTCGAACACTTGTGCCCCTATTCTAGACAGCTATTTAAATTTTCACTCGACGTAAGCAATATCTCCTTCTAACACAGAGTCCCAGTCAATGTTAGAAATTGACTTCAGTTGATCGAGTTTTGAGAAACGCTCACCAGGCAAAGACTGCTGAAGTTCTTTAATTTCGATAGCGGTTTTCATCCCGATACCTTTAAGAACCTGGGTCAGCAGCTCGGGGGTCGCCGAGTTGATGTTGATCCGAGTCAATGCCGGAACCTCAGGCCGAACTATTTGCCGACCACGCCTGCGCTTAACGGGTTTTTCGCCCTCCTCCACTTCTACATCTTTTTCAGCGATCTGGTTCTTATGAGCAAAGAAAACCTTACCAGTTGTCAGGGATTTAACCATAAAGTACTCACCGTCATCATGAGTACTGATAATGGAGACTTTCACACCGTTTGGCGTGAAGGTGTACTCCCGCGTGGCGGCGACTGTCATTATGAAAGCACTGACTAAGTAAAGTATAGCGCCAAGCATAAAAAAACCCCCTCGTGTGAGGGGGCTTGAAATCCACAAACTGAGTGCGATCAGGAAGGGGAGATCGACGTAAAGACGCTGGATTCGACAATACCACCGGGTTGCAGCACAACATCGTCGCGCTTAGGCGGCTCATCGGGAATAAGCCAGCACACTTCACAGATGGCAAGGGCTTTGTCCTTACCTCTGAGACGACCGGCGCCAGCACGGGGATCATAGATACCCGAGGCCTGAGCCAGACCGGAAGCAGCCGCACCGCCGAGGTTGCCCACGGTGGCAAGAGCGTACTCAGTCTCAGCCGTAACACGGTGCATGTTGGCCTCATTCCATGCGTTCGAAGACCCGTACGAACCGTTAGCAATACGGCTGTTCGAACCAACGATGGTTGCATAGAAACCGCTAGGGGTCGGCGTGGTCGTAAGACCAACACTCAGACCAGGGCCAAGGCCCAGTTGCGGAGAGGAGGAGCCCTGAACCACGCCGCTGCTCACCATGTCGCCACCGTCAACACGGAGGCCCACACGGTACACATAAGCACCGGAAGGCACTTTGATACCAGTGGTGATGTCAGCACGAATATCTTTGTGATAATCCGGGGAGGGGATGATCACAGTACCGTTAGTAAACGGTCTATTCGAAGCGCCGCCAGAAGCGTAGGGCTGAGTGTAGTACTCAAGCTGATTGACAGAACCGAGGGCCTGATAGGACAGGTCCACGTAACCAACGGCTTGCTGAGCAATCCAACCGGGGCGGAAAACCACGCCGACAGGACCGCCAACAGGCTGGCCGGTCAGGGTCTGAGGAGTACCGTTCTCGTTGTTGTAGACAACGGTTTTCTCTTCGTGCCAGTACTTCAGCACGTTTGTGTAGTTTCCAGGGTAAATCTTGGAAACTGCAAGCTGATTAGGGTTGATAGCCATCGTTAATACCTCCTATCAAGCGTTGAAGGAATAAGCGATGGTGGCGAAATCAGCGTTCAGGAGTTCGAAACCTGCGTACAGGCTCCAAATCATCATGATAAATCTGCTGAAGTCGTCGTTATTATTCAACAACACTTGAGCGTTGTTGCCGCCGATACCGACACCGACGCTTTGGGGACCGAAGAACATGCCGATGGCAGTCTCGTACGAAGCGGCAGTAGAAGCGATCGTGGCAGTTTGATTCTGCGAGGGCATGTTTGTGCTCTCGAAAAATCTAACGCCTTCGAACACAAATCCGGTAGGCATGATCGGCTCACCGGCCACAAAAGTAGCCTGGCCGAAACCCTGACCCATGTAGATAGCAGCGTTAGGCTGCATCGAAGACATGAGAGGATTGATCTGACCGTTGCCAGGATAGCGAGCAACTTCACGGAAGTCACTATTCTGTCTCAGGTGCATAAGGAAGGTCGGATCGCATACACAGCGATAGAAACCATCCTGATACGTCGGGACGTTTCTCTTGCGCAGAGACTTAACCACGCGGAGAAGATCGTCCTTAACGTCGAACTTGGCTTGCTCGGCGTTAGCGTACGAAAGAGCACCAACTGCAAGATCACCAGGGTAGTAGTAACCACCTTGGGTGTCAGAAGATTGACCCTTCGAAACAGCTTTCAGAAGTTCATTAATGAACACTCTGTCGCGCCATCTTCTATAGTCGTCTAACAGAGTCAGAGAACCAATAGATTGATGGAAGGCCGTCAGATTACCAGTGTCCAGCAGTAAACGCTGTGCGGTAATCAGGGTCTCTCTAGCAATCTTGAAAGTGCTAGGTTGAGTAGGATCGCTAGGATCAGCAGGACCTGTGTACTCACGAAGAGTTACAAGAACTTTGTCCTTGACAATGTTCCTGCTGTTCGCAGTACCAATGGTTTGCTCTGCAGTGCGCTCACGAGATTCTTTAGAGCCAGGATTGCCCCAGAATCTGTATCTGTCCAGCTGCACAGTCTGGCCGGGTTGTTTAGCCGATTACACTCTTACTTAGAGTGCCGCAAAGCTCTTTATCTTTGCGTAACATTACCTTAAGGACGGTAATGAGTAGACTATATCATCACCCACGGCGTTATCCGTTTGGGTGCTCCGCGCTCGTGTCACCTTATCGGCTTCTAAAGCAAGTTTGCTTCGGTCAGCCTCGCTCCATTTTGACTTTCCTCGATTGGTTCGAGTGTCGTAACGGAGGTCGAATTTGTAGCTCATAGCTTTACACCCGTATGGTTTTAAAACCTCTACGAATTGCCTTGCGTTTCGCCCGTTTCCTCGAAGATTCCAGAGATTTGGATTCTTCTTAGCCATCGGTAAACGCGGAGTAAGTGAAGCTCCTGTAAGGCTTTCTATCCAGTCTGATACAACTAAAGCTGCATCATAAGGGACGTATAAAGCTAACTCTACAATACGCTCCCTAATATAAGGTTCTCCGGTCCGCGTGGACTGACCACGCTTGCGAAGATGCAGGTTTCCGTCGTCCATGTAAAGGACAGCTAAACCTTCTAGACCTATATCTCTCAAAAAAGTAGCCGTAAAAACTTTCTTTCCCTGAGGATACAGTTCCCTATAAATAGGCAGCAGTAGCTCCTGTTGATTTGACCACCACTGACAGGCAGCAAATGTACCAGTCTGACAGTCAGCTTCCCTGTCTTTTATGGGTTGTTTTATGTCAAAGATACGATTGAGTCTTCCAACTTTCCAGCGGAGAAACTCAAACTGTTTCTTAGAGTGACTTATGTGAAGACCAGGGTAAGTCGTCACAAGCCGTAAACAGCCGTCACCTAAACAAACCCCTTTAAGAAAGGAGCGGTCGCTTCGAGAGAGCATTCGAGCAGTGTTAGTCGTTGAACCTTCCAATCATTTCTGATTGGCTTGGCTGCTGATTAGCCTCCCTCTCGGGTCCGGCTTTCCAGCAATTCACGGAGTTGTCAGCTAGGATTTCGCCTAGCAGTTCCCTAGCTTACTACAAGCTCAGAAATCATGAACAACCACGGGCTCTGCCGCCATCTCAACCACATACGCGGGATGAGGACGATAGAGTTCTGCACCGAGCAGCTTCGGAAAATCATTGTCGACGAACAAAGCGCCAACCTCCGAAGAACTACAAAGTTAATCTAACTGGAAAAGAGGAGGAATACAGAGTGACTGTCGCAAATACCTCGGTTGCATTACGGTGTATCTTGTCCACCGAAGTAACCAAATTGGTCATTGGTTGTTCCCGAAGCGACAACAGAAGGAGAAACAACGGAACTAAAGTAACTAGAAAGATTTCTTGAAAGAAAACCAGGAGGAGAGCATGAATTAAACTTATAAAAAGTAGCGCTAGATTGATTTGGAGTGATCCCACTTACTGTATAAAAAGTAGAAGAACTTTCAATAGGATAGGAAGAACCAGGAGTAGGTAAATCGTTTACATCTAATCTAAGTCTAAATCCATTTCCACTTTGAATTAAAAATTTAGTGTTCTCTGGCATACGTTGAATGCACATAGAACCCTCAAATTCAATAGGAGCGTGAATTTCAATAGCGTTTAACATCGTCCCCGTATCAGGATCAAAAACACAAATAGCGGGTCTATGCCTAGAAACACTGCTTATAACGTACTCCCACGGCAAAACAAGAACTAATTTTGAATCAATATAAAGTAACTGCCGTTCTTCTACATTTACTGTAGGTCTGCCTGCACTGTAAAAAGTGTTTCTAATATCAGTAGCCCAAAGAGTTATATCAGAAGGAGAATCTTTGTAAACAATAAAACTGCCAAATCTGCCTAAAGCTACACTATCTTCATAACCTCCAATCCCATATACATTTCCTTCTAAATCTCTGCACACAGACCTAACTAAAAAAGGATTAATATCTGTAGAGAAGTCTGGAGTACTGAACTTAGTTTTAAAAAGTGTAGCTACAGTTCCGTCAAAGTTAATAGCAAAGAAATTACTGTAAACAAAAAAAGAATCTCCTCTCCACGCGGAACCTATGATCTGATTGTTGTCAATACCGCTAATGTACAACTGTCCTTCGTTTGTTTTTAAAGTGCACAGAGACCCGCTTCTATATCTAACAGCTTGAGAAAGCAAACTCCACTGATATTGAAAATTTGAATCAAATTTAACAATATGAGGAGACCATGTTTCACTATTTATCGGTAAAAACCCAACAAAATAATAGTTGTTATCGTTGTCAACAAAAACATCTCTAATATTAACGTTAGAAGCAGAAGGAGAACCAGGAGGTGTAAAGTCAACAGCTACAGTATTAGAAACAGATCCGGTTGATTTATTAACAGTAACTTTGTAAAAACGAAAAGGAAATATAGGAAGACCGCCAGAAGTGTGTGAAGCTAATAATATAAACTCTACACTTGAACTGTTAATGTCTAAAACATCATACCCGTAACCAGCTGCGTTTATCACAACGGTAACAAAAGGAGAATTGTTTGCAAGGTACGTAAAAGCCCATAATTTAGATACATCATTAGAGATTTTACACAGAACAGGACGGTTTAAACCACTTTGATTGAAGGATGTAGTTAATAGCAACCCCCCATCGGTATCAATTACACCAAAAAACGTTTTATCGATAGTAGAACTAAAGCCAAATCTAAACCAATATCTAAACGAATCTGCAATAACAGCAGGGAAACAGTTAGTAGACGAGCTGTCAGTAGATCCGTCAGGATAGGTAACTTTAAAATATATTCTATAATCTATATCAGCAGACGTAACAGTATAGGTTAAACCAGTCCCTAATAAAGTATTATTAGAATTAAACCATTCTATCTTAACGAAGGGACAATAAACAACTGCAGATAAAGTATCACCAACAATCAACTGGTCAGAAGAACCAGAATTTGTAGGACATCCAACAGGGAACGAACAGCCGAGAACTTCATCGTCATAAGGTAATAACTCAAACCCGCCTTTATTAGCAAGCAACTCACTGCCGTAATTGTAATTATACGAACTAGCCGAACCTCGATAAACATACCGAAGCGGCGTGGACATTAAACCGGGGGATTCAGATCGTCTCGTCTCCGTATACGTCTTGCAATACACCGGCTGGTGATACCGCCACTGCGACCGATCGGATGTACCTTGGCTGCCTAAAACATTCGTCAGCAGAGAACTTTCAAACGATCTGTGAGTAACCCCGCCGCCGGTCTTACCTTCAGCAGCACTATTTGCATCCGGTGTGTTATACGGTGAATAGTCTTGATTATCAGGGGCTGCGCCCCCGAAATACATATACGTCTCAGGCCGAGTGACATCCGACCGGGCTTGCAGTGCCCCACCACGCGGATTGACCTTTCCAGTCTCCGGCCCAATCGCACTCGCCGCTTGAGCCCCAGCTACGGTATCCCGTGTATAGATACGCGTAGCATCATATGTATCTAATGCACCGCTGACGTTGTACGGCGTCGGATTTAGCGAACCGCTTTGACTCGGCAGCGTGGACGGAACATATCGCCAGTTCGAGTCATAGTCCCACGCTCCAAGAGCTAACGTTCCACTAAGCGGAGCGCCGAGTACAGCAAAGCCGTCATCGGCCCCAGTAGACTCTACACCAGAATATAAAACTACATAGCCCTCATGATCTGGGCCTGACTGTATACGCCTAGGTCCAGAGTCGTGATTGAAGTTTGGCAGGGGTAAGTAGGGCACTTAAGCCTCACTCAATTACGGGGTCAGCAACCTCAACAGGAGCGTCAACAACCGCAGGCTCCTCTGCAGGAGGCGTTTCAGTCTGAGAAGAAAGCTGCGAAACTAACGCCCGCATGTCGCTGCTCACATTAGCCATATCCTGAAGATATAGCTTACGCAGATCACTTAATTCTTCTTTTAACTTAGAAATCTCTTCTTTAGCCTCAACAGGCGTTGTATCGACGCGACGACGACCAAGAGGATTAGGCATTTTTTTCAGATGCTTTTCTTCTACCATACATCTTAGCTTTTTTCTTCGCCTCAGACTTAGCCCCAGGCACTCTCTCGGGAAGATCCCCTTTAGTCTCTTTCTCGTACTCAGCTACTTTGGCTTTCGAAATCTCGCCACGCTTAGCCATTGCGTAAAATTTGCGTCTTTGACTATCTGACTTAAAAGGCACCTTAACTAAACCCACTGTAGATAAGTCTACATAAAAAAAAGACCCACCCTAAGGTGAGTCTTCTCCTTCGTCCGATTTAGTCTATCAACCTTGATCCATGAACAGGAGCTTGCTGCGCAGAGCATCGGGACTCATTTGCGACAGATAACGCCACGCCTGATCAGGGGCTTGGTTCATCACTTGGCTGAAGGCATTCCACTGAACTTGAGGATCAGCGGAGCGGGCACCAGCCGAAGCGTTAGCGGGAACAGCGGGAAACTGATCGTACTGCTGAGGAGTTGCGGTTTGAGAAGCGGGCCAGAACTGACCGTTTTCGTCGTAATAGCCATCAGCAGTCTGCACATCAATCGGCTCCACTTCAGTGAAGTAACGATTGGTGTAATCCGCCAGAGTGTCACCATCAGTCAGAATGTGCTCCATAGCAGCAGCACGCTGGCTGGTTTGCTCCAGAACAGCTTGCTGTTGAATCAGAGCATCTTCGAGCGTGGTGGCATACTGATTCAGGATGCCAGGAGCCTCGATCCCGAAATGATTAACGACGGCGGCGGTTTCCGCGCTGAGCTGCGGAGCTGCCGTAGAAGTCGGATAAGAATTCGGGGTTGTAGAGACGTTGTTGTACGAGGTCTGCGGAGCCAGGGCCGCCGGATATTGCGCCGGGGCCTGTAAACTCGGATTGTACTGTGCTGTACCCTGCGGCACCGTTTGGTACGAGGGATACTGTGCTGTCGGGCTGGGGGACGGGGAGATTTGGGAAACCACCCGCTCCAGGCTGCTCATTGCTGCTTCCCACGGATTGCTCGGGGAGTAGCTGGACGGAGACTGGCTGAACTGGTTGTTGGTAGAAGGGGCCATAGCCGGTGTTCCCGGCAACGGCTGTTGGGGCATAGCTACCGAAGGTGCCCCCTGGGTAGTTGCTACCCATTGCGGGTAACTGGTTGAACCCGTATCCACCGAAGGCGCTGCCTGCGGGGCCGCTACCGCCGGGGATACCGGGCTCGGGATCGAAGCTGGGATCTGCTGGCTCATAGCTGCCCGAGTAGGTTAATTCCTGCGCAAGGTGGTCGAAAGTCCTGTATAACAGGGCCGTTAAGTTGAGCCGAGGGTCAGCGGCTAACGGCTGATTCGGCGCAAGCGGATGTGGCGTCTGCAACATCTGATTCAATAATAATAGAAATTGGCTGAATGCGCCCTGAGTTTGCTGAACCATTCTGAATGGAAAGCCTTTAAGCATTTCCGCCCGCTCAGAATCAGTCTTATCGGGGAACAAGAATTTCAGCGCTTCCACGCTGTCAACACCAAGTTCTTGTAAGTTCCGAACAACAATAGACTTTTGGTTAATGTCATACGCTGTATCTTCGTAGACATCACCTTGGAATCTATACGAAACTGTGCGATCACCGTCTGGAGGTAATCCGTACACACCACGCGGGATCTTGTTATTTTCAAGCGCCTCAGCAATCTTTCGATCGACATCCTGCTCGAACTTCGCTATTCGGTTTTCGTACCGAGCAATCGCTTCTTGGGTCTGCTCAGTCGGAGGCTTAGGCGCCTTCAGTCCTGTAACTTCTACAAACGTCTGACGGAATACATTTTCCTGATGATACAGAATCATTTCAAGAAGCTTGCAGAACCCGTAGGTCAAGAAGCTCTTATTTTTCCGCATGGCCGTGGCCTGAGCCCGACCCATCAGACCTTTAATTTCCGTTGCAGTTGCGCCTGCTGAGATCGAAATCTCATCCACGCCGCCTAGCGCTGTACGAATTTCTTCGCGCAGCAGCAGGGCATAACGGTTCATGTCCCCGTTCACCGGGTCAGGCGTCAAGAAACCAACCCGGTCAGAAGGTTCAACGTTGGCAATGATTCGCGGAACCCGCAGACCGCCAAACGCACTACTAGCGCCAAAAGGTTCGGAAACTCGCGTAGAGGGAGTATCGATTCC